AGTTGAAGAGTTCCTAGCGACAAACAATTACTTTAAGAGTGCGGCGCCAGCAGGCTCTGGCTCTACAGGTAATAAACAACCTTCAACTTCAAGAGAAGTTAAGTTAATGGACTTGGATATGAAAAACCCTAAAGACCGCAAAATATATGCGGATCAATTTATGGCAAAAGGCATACGAAAGTTCACTCAGTAAATAAAGGAAAAAAACGATGGCATTAGATTTATCGGCAGCGAATGGTCACTTGTTTGAGAACATCACTCAAGCGGCACAATTCACATTTAACGAAAACGCTTTAATGAAAAACCTAGTAACTATGTATGATATGCAGGGCACACCTGGTATGACAGCATCAGTTCCAGTTTATCCTAAAGCTTCAGCAGTAGGTGCGGCAGGCGCAGACTTATCTGACGATTCAGCACTTGACACTATGGCTTCTGTAGACATTGCGGCTCAGGAGTTTGGTAACATGACTACACTACAAGACATTGTTGCAGAATCATCTCCACTATCAGTAGCACAAGACGTTGGTCGTGTGTTAGGTGAAGGTATTGCACAAGCAATGGACGAAGTAATAGTTGATCTATTCAACTCAGGCGCAATTACAGAAGTTGGACCAGGAGCAGGTGGAGAATTAACAATTGAACACCTACTTAAAGCTGGTGCAACATTAAGAAACGCTTCTGTTCCTATGTCAGGACTAGTAGCAGTTTTACACCCATTAGCGGCTTTTAACTTAAAGAAATCCCTATTAAACTCAGGTGGAACAATTAGACAAGACTCTAATGATGAAACCGCGGCAACTATTTTTGGTGGTTCTCCAGACCTTCAAAACCAAGCTGGTAGAGATTACTTTTTAGGAACTGTAGCAGGTATTCGTATATTTGAATCAGCATCAATTGATGTAGATGGTTCAGGTGACGCAGTATCAGCTGTATTCCACCCAGGCGCTATTGGTCTTGTTATGAAACGTGACCTACGTATTGCAACACAAAGAGACGAATCAAAACGTGCTACAGAAATCGTAGCAACAGCGGCTTTTGGTGCGGCGAGACTTGACAACGCGAAGATTGCAAAAATTACGTCTGACGCAACTCTATAATTTTGAGGAGGGATAGGATATGGCATACGCAACAAACAGTCAACTAACAGCAATACAGCCCAGTATTGTCAATCATGGCATTACGGACTTTACTGCACAATTAGCAGAAGCTGAGACTGATGTAAAACGTTATATTGAAGTAAATTGGTATAACAAAACACACAGTCAAGGTTATAATCAGATTGGTCAAGCAATTGGCCCTGAATTTGCGGCTAACAAGTTGGTTGAATCACAGTGGACTCGTGCTACCGTATATCGTGCATTATATGCTCATATCCTTCCTCTATTAAGTCCTTTCGCAGTTGGCGGAGATACTTTTACTAACATGATTGAACATTACCGAAACAGGTTTGTTGAGGAAATGGACATGGAGATAGCTAAAGGTGTCAAGTATGATGCTAATTTAGATGGAAGCATCTCAAGAAGCGAAACTCATAAACAACTACAGAGTAGGATTTATAGATGAGCATAAGAGAAAATATTGCAAGTCATATCGTGACACAAATTGGCGCAATTTCTGAAGTCAAGACTGTAACAAGAGAACCAACAGATATCTCACAACTGGCAGTCACTAGTTTTCCACACGTATTAGTGGAAAGTGCTAATGAAACTAGAGAAACAATTAGTATTGGTGACACACCCAGAAGAGAAAGCACGTTGGACTTTCTAATTAATGTTGTAGTTCATGGTAATGATAGAGACACAAGTAGAAATTCAATAATGGAAAAAATTGAAGAGAAACTTGCACTGGATAGAACACTGGGCAGTAATGCTTCAGACAGTTTTGTTAGTGAAATTATTATTCGTGAGATTGCAGAAACAAAACCATTTGGTCAAGGTGCGATTGTTTATACGGCAAAATATTACTACGCAAGTGGTAATGTTTAAATTTTAAAATAATGCAGAGCATTATTATATGTTTAGATAGGTAAAGGAAAATATCATGGCAGAGACTAAAGGTGTATCAGGAGTAGTTAAAATTGCTCCAAACGGCACAACTAAAGCGGCAATGCTTCACGTAACAGCATTCTCACTTGAAGAAACATCTGAAACTATCGACGTAACAGCGATGACAGACACATCAAGAAGTATTATCTCATCATTTAGAGGCTTTACAGGCACTATTGATGGATATTGGGACCAAAACGATACTAACATTGGTCACGACTCTGATGCTATCGACGCTGGTTCAGGCGATAACGTTGGAACAGCTCCAAAAGTTAAAGCTGGTGACAGAATCGATTTTGATTTGTATCCAGCAGGTGACGCTTCAGGTAATGCATATTACTCAGGTGACGCGATTGTTACTAGTATTTCTAGATCAGCAAGTTTTGACGGTGCAGTAGAATATTCAATTGCATTTGATGGAACTGGTGATTTAGCATACAACAGTAACTAATAATTAGGAGTTAACGGTGCGTAGTTCCAGAGCAAGGGATATCAAAAGAGATATTAAGCAAAGGTTTCAACGTGCTGTTAACTCATTTTTTGAAGAGCTAAATACAAGTAGTATAAAAATAACGCCCATCCGAACTGGAAGGGCAAGGCGCGGATGGCGAAAGTCCGGCAAATACAGAATAGGAGACAGTGGTGTGATGATAGAAAACCAAGTCCCATATATAGGTTTACTAGATGAAGGTAGAAGCAAACAAGCTCCTGCTGGTATAATCATGCCTGTTCTTCGTAATTTAAATAGAAAGCGAAGCAGACTATGACAAGTAAAATAGAAAATAAATTAATAGACAAAGCAACAGCACACTTTAAAGAAGTGTTAGCTGAAGGACTGAAAGGTCCAATCCATGTTCCAGAGTGGGACGTGGACATTTATTATAAACCAAGCACTACACTAGCTGAAGAAGCTAAAGTAGTTGAACTTACACAAAAAGGTAAGTCAACTGAAGCATTGGTTATTACGCTTATTATGAGAGCTAGAGACAAAGACGGTAATCCGTTATTTGACATGGCAGATCAATATAAGTTGATGAGAGGTGTTGATCCAAAAGTTATCCTAAAAGTAGTTACACAGTTTAATGCAGATGCAGAAAAAACTGAAGAAGCTTTGGGAAACTAAAGGACAATCCTAACATCCTGTTTTTGTATCGTTTAGGTGCAGAGTTAGGACTAACAGTTCAACAGGTAATGCAAATGAGTAGTGTTGAAGTGCAGGGTTGGGTCGAATACTTTGACTTTGTAAACAAAGAACAAAAGAAGGCTCAAAAGAGGAGACGTTAGATGGCGGCATCAACATATGAACTTATAGTAAAGGCAGTGGATCAAACACGTGCGCCTTTACGTAGAATAGAAGGCAATTTAGATAGGCTGGAGCGTAAGAGTAAAGGCGTTACTCTTGGCATGGGTAAAATTACAGCCGCTATCACTGCCATAGCGACAGGTGGTGCTCTTCGTAGCATTGTCAACACTACTGCAAACTTTGAAGATTTAAATGATACACTGGCAAGTGTAACAGGAAGTGCTCGTAAGGGTGCTCAAGCATTCAAGTTCATAACAGACTTCTCAACAAGAACACAATTTGGTGTTGAAGATTTAACCACAACATTCATTAAACTACAGGGTGCTGGTATTACTCCAACTGAAAAACTGTTGTCAACATTTACAGATGTTGCGGCGGTTACAACAGACCAAGTAGGAACACTAACAGCAATTACAGACTTATTTTCAAGAACTACATCAGGTGGTTTGGGTCTTGAAGAACTAAACAGACTAGCTGACAGAGGTGTTCCAGTATTCAAGATGCTGGAAGATCAACTGGGTATCACACGTTTACAAATATCAGAATTTGGTAAAACATCTGAAGGTGCTAGGAAGATAACTGAAGCACTAACAAAAGCAATTGATGAACAATTTGGTGGTGCAACACAACAAAAATTAGATAACTTATCAACTGCACAAAGTAACTTTGGTATTGCAGTTACACTAGCGGCAAACAAATTGGGAACACAATTTAGACCACAACTTACAGCCGCAATAAACGAAGCAACAGAATTCTTATCAGCAAATGATAAACTAATTGAAGCATTGGGTAGTGGATTAGGAACAGCTATTGAAAATACTGCTAAAGGATTAGGTGTTATAGCACAAAATATTGATCTAATTAGAAACGCCGCACTAGCATATATTGGAATAAGATTTGCGGCTTCATTTACAAATCTAGTAGTTAAATTCAGTAGTGCAATCAAAGCTACACAAGGTTTAACAGGTATGTTTAGAACATTTGGAAAAGTAGTTGCAGGAACAGTAATGCGTTTACCTTTAGTAGGTGGTGCACTAACAGCAATAAAAACTGTAGCATTAGGATTAGGTCCAGCTCTACTAAATCCATTTATTGGAATACCAGCCGCAGTGGCGGCCGCACTAGTTGGTGGACTATACATATTTCAGGATGAAGTAGTTAATATAGGTTCAACAACTGCAAGTTTAGGTGAAGTAACTAAAGCAGTATTTGATCTAATAGGTATTCAAGTAAAAGAAGTAGCATCATACTTTGGTAATACATTTAAACGTGTTATAGAAAGTGTAGCAGGATTATTTCATAATGATTTGTTTAGAGGCTTTGCTGATGCGTTTAAAGATATATTAAGAGTAAGCAAAAACAGTTTAAACTTTTTAATAAATTCATTCCTAGTATCATTTGAATTTATAAAAGGTATTGTATTTGGATTACCACAATTCTTTATAGGTGCATTCAATGCAGTGGGTAGCCTAGCAAGTAGTTTTGCTGGTGGATTGATGGAGATCTTTAGTGGTATTAGTGATGGATTGAAACTAGCATTAGAAGGAGACTTTAGAGGTGCTATGGATGCCGTTGCTGGTGGAATGGCTATGGATTTTGGTAATGCTTTTCAAGAAGCATTAGATAAAGTTCCACCAATACTTCCAAATGTAGATGTTGAAGGCATGATGCAACAGGATACATTGAAAAATGTAGTTGATGGTGTAAGTGAAAGTGTTGCACTAGCAATAACAATATCAAAAGATTATGTTGCAAATGGATTGAAACCTCTAACAGGTGCTATTGAAAAACAAATTGTTGTTAATCGTGAAGCATTACAAGCTACACAACTAAAAGCATTTAAAGAGATGGAAGCCGCACATGGTGCCGCTTACCTAGCACAACAACAAGCACTGGCTAATGAAGAAACAAATGCGGCAGTTGAAGGTAACAATAAATTAACAAAAGAAATAGATAAACGTAAAAGTGCAAGTGCAGTATTGATTGAAAGATTACAAGAAGAAAAAGTAGAACTAAAAGATCTACAAGCTACACTAGCAATAGTAGGAGAAATTGCAAGAAAAACAGGTTTAAGTGAAGCTGAATTAACAAAAGCACTGGAAGATCAGATTGCAAGTTTACAGAGAAACAAAACAGCAGTTGATGAAAATGGTAAAGCAAAAGAAAAACAAAAAACAACTGTTGATAATTTAATAGAAAGAATTCAACAAGAGAATAAAGATTTAGCATTATTAAAAAATGCATTGCAAGAAGTAGATAAAATTGCTAAAGCAAATAACTTGAGTCAATCAGAACTTACTGAAGCATTAGAAGCACAGATTGAAGTTCTTGAAAGAACAGGTGAAACAGCACAAAAGACAGGTGAACAAACAAAAACATTTGCAGAGCAAATCAATACAGCAATACAACAACAGGGTGAAAGTTTAGCAAACAATCTAGCACGTAGTCTAGCACAAGGTAAATTTGCACTTAATGACTTCAAGAGTTTCTTCAACAGAATACTTGAAGATATTGCAACAATGATTATACAAAAACGTATTACACAACCTCTAGTAGACAGCATACTGGGTTCATTAGGTGGAACTACAGGTGGTGGCGGCATTGGAGGCTTTTTAGGAAGCCTAGGTGGCGGTGGCGGTCTGGGCAATATGTTCAGTAGTGTAAGCAGTGGTATTGGTAGTTTCTTTAGTGGCATTGGTGGCTTTTTTGGATTAGCAAATGGTGGTATAGCAAGAGGTGGAAGACCTTACCTAGTGGGAGAACGTGGACCAGAAATGTTTATGCCCAACACAACAGGTAGAGTAATAAGCACAGAAAATATGACACCAAGTGGTGAAACCATAGTTAA